TTAAAGCCACATGCGTTTGTCGTAGACGGGTGCAAAGAAGTCACAAAATTGATAGAAATGTTTTTAAATCATATGGGGAATATTGTGGACAAGCAAATCAAAAAAGTAAAAAAAGATGTTGAAAAGAACGACAAGAAAAAGGCAAAGAAAGATATTTCGAAGCTTATGAAAATGGACAAGAAATTTGACAAAGAGATCGAGTCATGCAAAAAAATGAAAAAGAAAAAGTGATTCCGTGGAGAACTGCGTTAAAAAATATCATTGACAACTTCTTTGCTAAAAATAACATTCCAAATTTGGAGCGCATGGATTTTTTGCTAGATCGTCTGGGAGAATATGCAGCCGGGCAAGATGAAGAGGAAATTCGTGACTTAATGCGAACCTTGTATAGGTTCATGATCTTAAGTTCCAAAAAATAAAAACACCCCCAATCAAGGGGGTGTTCAGTGAGTGAATGATTAAGGAACGGATATATTATCCGGGGGCACTATATTTCAACGACGAATTTATGGAAACCAAAATGAGTGAAAAAAAATGGATTCAAGAGGCAATAAAGGAAAAAGGCAGTCTGCGAAAATCCCTAAACGTAAAAAAGGGCCAGAAAATTCCCGCATCGAAGTTAGAAGCGGCCGAACATTCGAAAAACCCAAAGACACGCAAAAGAGCACAGCTAGCATCAACCTTAAAAGCGATGCACAAAAAATAACTAAGAAAAGCATTTACGAGCCCATTAGGGAACAATTCAAGATTTTACTTGAGTATTTGAACATCTTGGACAAGAAAAGATCATCTGATGCTGTAACGGAAATCGGGCAACTCCTCGATTTTATGGATATTATGCGCCGTAAATGCGAGGTATATTTAAATTTTCAACTTATGAAAGCGGGTAGCTAATGGAAATCTTATACTATGAAAGAGCGAACAAGAATAAAACAATAGGGTATGCGGATATCAAGGTAAAAATTGAAAAGCCGGCTGTACTAATTTTCAGAAAAATAGCCCATGTGCAAAGCGGCGATAAGAAATGGTTTAACCTGCCCTCTTTTCAAAGAGAAGTGAATGGGCAGCCAAAATATTTCCGGTACGCGGAATTTGAAACACACGCCTATAATGGCCAGCTTATGGAATCCATGAACGAACAGGTTAAAAGATTTTGTATTGAGAATGGTATTGAGGAAGTGCCAGCCTCTAACTTTGATGCGTCTTTATTTGAAAAGGCAAATCCAGCGCAAGATTTACCGTTTTAAAGAGGCAAAACATATAAAAATTAGACCCAGTTCACATAGGGTTGTGGGGGCATTTTTTCGAAGTTCAAAATTTTAATTTACAGTGCTTTTTACAAGTATCTGAGTTTAAACGGTTGAAAATATATTTATTTACAACAAAACGGTAATTATCAGACCATGTATACGAAAGATCATATAGAGTTATTGAATAAATTTGGGGTTTTATCCACATTGCTTTTGGCAAGAAAATATAGATTTGGGTTGCTGTATTCCAGAAAAATTTTAAATGCAATCGTGCAAGATTATGAAAATGTTTATTTTAAAAATAAAAATATCATTGTGATAGAAGGAAGAGAATTAGCGCCATGGAAGCCCAAGGAAAAGAAAACGTCGAAAAAGAAGCCACCAATGACACCCAGATGGAAAGATGTAACCAAGCCTTGACTATTTCCTGCGATGCCTACTTGCCTCTTGTCTTAAAATATCCAGACTTTTTTAAAAAATGTGAGACTATTGATTGCGGCCCCGGGTGGTATAAATTAATTGAAATTCTTTCAGAAAAAATTATTAAAATTTGTAAAAGGGAACAAATAGAAGATGTTTACCCTATTGCTATCAAAGAAAAATTTGGATCATTAAGATATTATTTAAGTTCTGAAACTGATGAAATAAATGATTTGATTGACGAGGCGATAAAAGAATCTGAATCTACATGTACACGATGCGGAAAAGAGGGGCGCGTTGGCAGAGAATCTAGCCTATCTATTCCATACTCGTGGATTTCGTGTTTATGTGTTAAGTGTCGGGGAGAAAAAAAATGTACAATGATATTGTAACCTATATCTATAACCAAATGGAACTGAATAAGATATTTAAAGAAAATGCCTATACGAGGGGATTTCAAGCGGCTCTTGATTTGGTGTTGAATTTTGTTCAGAAAAAAAAGATGGAGTATGACGATGAGCATTGAGCTAACAATTACAATAAGAGACGAGGAGAAGCGAAGGCTTTCTAAAAGCTTTCTTTGCTATGAAGCTATCGCCATGAGCGAGGAAGATCCATATATTTCAGAATGTTTAAAAGAATTACTTGCAGAATTTAAGGGCGAACCTGATGATATAAAGATAAAGGCAGAAATGATTTTGAGGTGAATATGGGCAAAAAGATGGGTAGAAAACCTAAACCGATTAACTGGGATAAGGTTGACGAAATGTTAAAAGTTGGTTGCCCGGGCACAGAAATTGCTTCCTATTTCGACATGCATTGCAATAATTTCTATAGCCGCGTTGTTAAGGACAAAGGAATGCCTTTCACCGAATATGCCTCGAGGCTCCACGACGTAGGAAATGTTTTTATACGCCAAGCTCAATATGATAAAGCGGTCAAAGGGCGCGACAATACCATGCTTATTTGGCTCGGCAAGCAACGCCTTAACCAAAAAGAAAATATTACCCCCGAAGTTGACGCCGATACAACACATCAATATCTTGAGGTGATTAAACAGCTTAGTTGCCTTCAATCAGCTAAAAAGATTGAGCAAAGCAATGAAACTAGCGAGCCGAAATCAGCGTGATTGACAGGGGCATAAAGTGCTTGCGGCGGTAATTCTTGTAAGTTTCTGCTCAACGCCATTAGCATATCCACTAATTCCTGTTTTGTAGGTAAACTCTGAGTAACCTCAATGGCATCATTTTTCATTTTGATTCCGTCGCTTCCCAAATATACAAAGGTTTGAACATGCTATATATTTCTTTGCTCATTTCTGGATCATTAAAATACTTAGAAAAAAGCTTGGTAAATTTATTTTGAAGCTCAAATGAATCTTTACCTGACGCTGCTAGTAACTTATTTGTTTTAGGGGTTTTAATCGCCCCTATCCACTGTTTGTTAATATCATCCCAAAAAGTAGGGACACGTAGAATTAAGGAGTCCTCTTCATCTAAACGTAAAGTCATTTCTAAAAAAGTGCGAGATTCATTTGTCACGGTTTTTCTCATTGGATTTCCCCCATGTTTTAAAATCGTCTAAAGTTTTGGCTTCATGTTTAGTATAAATCTCCTTTTCAATCAAAGAAATTATCCAATCTTGAAGCGTCAGGCCTTTAGAATAAGCCATAGACTTGGCTACATTGTGCAAATCCACGGGGATTCGCACACAGAACATTTTGCTTTCCTTGTTATTCAGCATTTACTTTTTCCTCTAGGTAATAATCATCAATCATGTAGAACAATTCATCTCGTCCTTTCTCTTTTCCTAAAAAGTCAAAAGCGATATCACAACATATGGATATAAGGGCATCGCATATATCACATGCATTAGGGTTTATTTTGGATTGCTTTTTGATTAGTTCTCTAATTTCGTCTTGGAAGGTCATTTGATTTATCCTTTTCTTTAAATTCACTAAATTCCAAATTGTATAATAATAAAATTGCTTCACATACAATTTTTGATTTATCAATACTTCTATCATTTCTATATCGCGCTAAGTAAATCTCGGTAAGCGCAATCTCCGTTTCATCGGATAAATAGGCTGTTATTTTTCTTTTCATATTTCCTCTAGCAGTGATTTTCTTCAAATTCAGAGATGCCTATTTCGATAGCGGCATGCACTGTTTTTATGCCCACTAAATCATTAGGGGCACGAGCTAGTGACAGTGACACACCAGCAGCAATAAGTCGAGCTACAATTTCGTAAGCAGGCAATTTGTCCTTGTAAAATTCAATTAAAGTCTCAATCTCTCTTCCTAATTCATTCAAGTCTTCTTGATAATCCATTTTTTATTCTCCTTCCTTGCATTGGTTACAACCATCATCATTTAGCTGGCAATCTTCTTCAAATCCTTCATAGCCGCAATTGGGGCAAACGTGCCAGATTTCTAGCTTGCTTCCGTTCATCATTGCGCATTGATAATCTGCATTAGTTAAAAATACATATCCACTTTCTTTATTTAACATTGGGACTACTTCATCATCGTTAAAGCCCTTGGGAAGCCCATAGCTATTCCATTTATCTAATATGTTGGCAAGTATACATCTTTCACGATAACAGAAATCTGCTAGGTTTGTGGTTGTTATTTCTTGTGTTTCCATCGTAACTCCTTGGTTTCGAATATGCCATACAATATAGCATTGTATGCAGGATTTAGGCAAGGAAAAATAAATTAAAAGAATATTTACATGTTTTAGGTGAAAATGACTATAAAAGGGATTTATTCTATTTTTGAATCTAATTTATCTAATATGGAATTAAGTTGATCGTATCCATATTTTAAGGTAATTAAATCGTATAATTCATTTACTTCATCCAGTATTTTATCTAACTCTATGAGACGGGCGTCTTGCTCTATGGATAAGATAATAGGGGCATTGTTGAGAAGATCAGTTCGCAACTCAATAATTGATTGCTCTATCTCGTAGAAACGATAAATTAAGCGTGTGGCTTCAAGTGTGATTTGTGGATATTCCATCATTCCATAGGCCTATGAGGATTTACCCAGTAGATATACGCATCTACACGAGAGGCTAAGTCCCATTGCCCATTGATAAAACAAACTTTGCTGATAGTCTTGTAATCTCCATAGTCCCTTATGATATACTTACAGCTGTAAGGATGATTCGAGATTTCTTTTACAGACAGAGGTATTTGAGCATATTTGGTAACACTCATATCATTCCTCGAGGCTAAAGTCTTTAAATTCCCCTGCGTGGTAATCAGCAAAGAACTTATTAAGAAACATTTCGCAAGATTTTACAGCTTGGGGATTTTGATGAAAGCTGGCTAAAATCAACGAGGTACAAGCCCCCATATAGGCCGCGAAAAACACACGACTATCATTTTGAAGCAAAACCTCTAGCAAGAGATCTAAAATCTGTTTTCTCAAAACTGTGATTTCTTCAATGATATGATCTGGCAATTCTGTATATTCAAATTTCATATGCATATATCTTTTTAAATCTACACTGGTTGGGCTCGAACCAACGACTACGCGCTTAACAGGCGCGTGCTCTACCTGCTGAGCTACAGTGTAATAGGTTATGTTTCCCTTGTTTTTGTTTACTAAAAAGACAAGTGCGAGAACAATAAAAATTCTTTTGTCCTTGGTTGCTTTTAACTTTATAATTTTTTGTAGCCAATTGAAAAGGTTTTTTGCACCATTCACAGACTAGTAGGGTAAATGCTTTCTTTTTTGTGGTAGCATTGTGCAACCTAGTGTGCGTGCTACCATTTACCATTTCAAGATTCTCAAACCTATTATCTGTCCGGCACTCGTTTTTATGGTGTATTTGGTAACCTTCAGGCGGAATAATTCGAGTATGCAACCACCACACAACCGTATGCTCATAGGCATAGACTCCACGATACTTCTTTCCGGGAAAATCAGCGGGTGCTTTGACTAAAATGTAAGGGCCGTTCTTCAAATCTAGAGCTTCTCCAAAAATAATTGATATGCTAAACAAAAGTTTATGACATTACCGCTAGCACCAAAACAACTAGAGTTTATCATAAACAGCACAGCCCGTTGGAACATAGCCCATGGAGCTGTAAGAGCTGGAAAAACTGTAGCAACAACATTTAGATTTTTGCAAGCGGCAAATGATTGCCCCGATTCAAAAATATTTATCGTAGGTCATACCTTTGACACAGCCTATCGAAATGTCATCCGCTTAATCATGGAAGACCCCACCCTCGCTATATTCCGCCCCTTTTGTACGTGGTCAGGTAAGAAGCTCTATTTCAGGGACAAAGTCATAACTGTCCTTGGAGCGAAAGATGAAGGTGCAGTGGGTAATTTCCAAGGTGATACCTATTCCCTCGTCTTATGCGACGAAATGACGCTCTATCCTCAATCCATCATCGAGATGATCAACTCTCGCCTGTCGAAAGATTGGAGTATGGGATTTGCGGCGATGAACCCCAAACATCCCACCCATATCATTAAGCAATGGATAGACAGGGGACTAGAGGGAGACAAAAACTTTTATTCATTACATTGGACAATCGATGATAACCCTTACTTGCCCGAAGCTTATAAACAAAATCTTAGAGATACTTCAACGGGAATGTTCTACAAAAGGAACTACCTTGGAGTATGGTGCCTTGCCGAAGGAGCGATTTTCGACTTTTTTGACAAAAATATCCACGTTGTACGCAAGCCGCCAAGAGCCGCCGAATACTGGATTGCAGGAATCGACTACGGCACAGTCAATAACTTCGCCTGCCAGCTTATTGGTATCAGCACTGGGCAATATACACAGAGTGGAATCTGTAGATGGGTAGAGAAAGAGTATGTCTGGGATTCCAAGAAAAGAGAGCGCCAGAAAACAAATAGTGAATACGCAGACGATGTACAGGCTTTCCTTGAGCCCTATGGCGTCAAAGCTGTCTATGTGGACCCAAGTGCCGCGGCATTCAAGTTAGAGCTTAGAAAGCGTGGCATTCACGTTGTAGACGCCGACAATGACGTGCTTAATGGTATCACCTTCATGACATCCGAAATGCAAAAGGGTAATCTTTTCGTTTTAGATTGTTGCGATAATCTCATACGCGAGTTAGAATCTTATGTCTGGGATGGGAAAGCCGCTGAAAAAGGGGATGATGAGCCACTTAAGAAAGATGATCACTCAATCGATGCCACACGCTATGCCCTATATACGCACAAAGTTACTCCATATCAGCCATATAAGCAAGACAATAACGATTACAT